GCAGTACCAGCCTAATTGCAGTTGCGCCCCCTGCCCTAGTGGTGGGGGGACTTTTTTAAACTAATTAGGAGAAATACATGGCAACCGCATCCGCAGTAACAAGTCGCAGAGGAACAGACCAATTTCGTGGTCTTTTTAGCGATACATGGGCTGTTAAGGCAACTTTGAACGCAGGTTCTTTGGTTGATGGCGCAGGCGAGACTGATGACATTACGATCCCAGGCGTTGCCTTGGGTGACATGGTTATCGGTGCATCTTTGGGCGTTGATTTGGTAGGTTTGACTGTGACAGGTTATGTCTCAGCCGCAGATACTGTCAAATTCCGTATCCAAAACGAGTCTGGCTCAACCGCTGACTTGGCATCCACCACTATGCGAATCGTTGTAGTTCGTATGGTCTAAAGATCGGGGGGACAAGTCCCCCCTTTCTTCATTAAGGATTTATATGGCTTTGTTCAGATGCAATCAATCAGGTAATGTTGTTGAGTTCAGACAGGACTACGACATTGTTGAGATGCGTAGACATCCAGAATACACAGAGGTTGATACTTCTGCTGTTGTAGAGGTTGAGAAGGTTGATGGAACAAGGCAGACGCTAACTTTGAAGAAACCTATGGGTAGACCCCGTAAGGAACAATTGTTATGAGTGATATTGATGCTAGAGATTTTGGCAAGTTAGAGGCACAGGTTGCCTCCTTGCAGACTGAAGTTCACCAGTTAGCCACAGATGTCAAAGAACTCCTTGAATTGGCAAACAAGTCAAAAGGTGGGTTTTGGATGGGTATGACCATAGCATCAATGGCTGGTGGCGTAATTACTTTTGTTGCTGGAAAGTTACTCCGATGAAAGAGGGATTGCTCTCAGGTGTGGTTTGTCCTGTGGCGACTCAGGATGTTTCTACCAATCTGAAAAACAGAAACCATGCTTTCAAAGAGTATGGATATGGCCCTCCTAATCCTGATGAGCCAAATGACTCTTTCTGGTTGAAGAAGGCGAAGATGTATAACGCCCCTACCAAAGACATTAAGAATATGCTATGTGGCAACTGTGCCGCCTTTATTCAGACTCCTAAGATGATGGAGTGCATCATTGGTGGACTAGAGAAGGATGAGGGAGAGAATGAGTTGTCCTATGACGAAAACTTTGTCAAGGCGGCTGATTTAGGATATTGCGATCTATTTCAATTTACCTGTGCCGCACTCAGAACCTGTGATGCGTGGAAATCAGGTGGCCCAATTACTAAGGAGAAACCATAATGTACGGAAAATCAACCAAGATGACATCCCCAAAAACAACTAAAAAAGACACTAAAAAGAGTGTTCCTATTGCCATTATGGTGGCAGTTGGTAAGCCAAAGGCTATGCCTATGCGTGGTCAGCGTACCGCAACTAACATGATGAAGAAATCAGGGAGAGGAAAATGAGTTCATTATCTGGGGCAAGAACCCTATTAAATGCTGTAACAGCAACTGGTGCGTCTACTGCCGTACAAATTGATGGTGGTCAGCCCGTATTCATGCAAGTCTCTGGAATTACAAGTGCAACTGTTGTTTTGCAAGGTAGTCTAGATGGTACTAATTGGTCAACCCTTGGTACTGCTTTGACTGCTGATGGCATTGTTACTATTGCCAATGCACCTAAATATGTACGGGCGAACTGTACAGTTTATGTAACTGGCACTATCACGGCTAAGATTCTTTACTAATATGAAAAAGACCAAAGCGCAAACCAAGATTAGCAAAGTTATGCGTGAGTACAAGGCAGGTGATCTGCACTCAGGCAAGGGTGGCAAAGTTGTCAAGTCTCAGAAACAAGCCATAGCAATTGCTTTATCTGAGGCAGGAAAGGCGAAGAAGAAATGAAACAAGGACTTTATGCAAATATTTTGGCAAAAAAGAAAAGAATCGCTGAAGGCTCTGGTGAACGGATGCGGAAAGTTGGTAGCAAAGGTGCGCCAACTTCCAAAGCGTTTATTGAGTCTGCTAAAACTGCAAAGAAACCAAAAAAGGTGAAGTGATGAAAACTCCCGCTTGGCAACGCTCCGAAGGTAAAAATGTGAAGGGCGGATTGAACGCCAAGGGCAGAGCATCATATAATGCGGAAACTGGTGGCAATTTAAAGGCTCCAGTAAAAACGGGTGACAACCCGAGAAGATCGAGTTTTTTGGCTCGTATGGCTGGCAACGATGGCCCTGAGTACAAGGATGGTAAACCGACAAGACTGCTTCTTTCGCTTAAAGCATGGGGTGCATCCTCAAAGGCTGACGCAAAGGCAAAGGCTAAGTCTATTTCTGAACGAAATAAGGCAAAAGCGAAATGAGAGCATTATCAGTTGGCGCAAACCTCACAGCAAACACGCTGACAACCCTTTACACAGTACCCAAGGGGTATTACGCAAGGGTGGTATTGCTACGGGCGGTCAATACAGGTTCGCAAAAACATATTTCTTTCAGTTGGACAGATACCTCTGCGTCTGTCACATATTCTCTTGTATTTGAAACCGCTTTAACTACCAAAACCACGCAAGATTGGGGTGGTACATCATATTTTGTGATGGAAGAAGGTGACGTACTTAAAGCACAATCTGAGGCGGCATCTACCTTTTCGGTAGTAGTTACCATTGAAGAAGAAGGGTTGACTAGAACATGACATTCCTAGAACTTGTAAACGATGTTTTGGTGCGCCTCAGAGAGCCTGTGGTCACTACTTTTAACGAAACCACCTATTCCACCTTGATTGGCAAATTTGTCAATGATGCAAAACGTCAGATTGAAGATGCTTATGCTTGGAATGTCCTTGGCACGACAATTACCCTATCTACTACTTCTGGCACATATTCCTACGCTCTTACTGGTTCTGGTCAGAAGTTCCAAGTTCAAGATGTGATAAATGCAACAAGCAATCTTGGTATGAAGAATATCGACTTTGTTACCATGAATCGTTATCAGAACTTTTCCACCCCTATAAATGGTATTCCATCGAATTACGCCTTTGATGGCGTAGACAGTAACGGAGATACCAAAGTAACGCTATACCCCCGTCCTGATGGCGTGTATAGCATCCCATTTGCTTTAACAGTCGCACAGGCTACTTTGACTGCTGATTCAACTGTGGTTAAAGTGCCTGATACTTTGGTGTCTCAAAACGCCTATGCCCGTGCTTTGGTTGAGCGTGGTGAAGATGGTGGGTTGTCTTCCTCTGAAGCCTATAACCTATATCGGGCAATGTTGTCTGACTATATTGCTTTGGAAGGCACACGCTATCCAGAGAATCAGGAGTTTGTCTCTATATGACGCAAAGATTGCAGACCTTTAGTGTTCAAGCCCCAGGCTTCTTTGGGCTAAACACGCAAGACTCTCCTTTGACATTGGAGGCGGGGTATGCGTCTATTGCCACTAATTGCGTCATTGACCAATATGGACGTATTGGCGCACGAAAAGGGTTCTCAAGGCTTAATTCATCCTCTGGCAACTTAGGCGCAAACGACATAAAAGTTATCCATGAGTTAGTACAACTTGATGGAACTTTGACTGTATTGTTCGCTGGCAACAACAAGTTATTTAAGTTAGATGGCTCTAACGCTGTTGTGGAGTTGACCTATGGGGGTGGGGGTACTGCCCCGACTATTACTAATAGCAATTGGCAATGTGCATCTTTGAATGGCATTACCTATTTCTTCCAATCTGGCTTTGACCCATTGATCTATGATCCTGCTGTAAGTACTACTACTTATAGGCGTGTGTCTGAGAAGACGGGCTATACAGGCACAGTTCCTTTGGGGAACATTGTTATTTCTGCTTTTGGTCGCTTATGGGTGGCTGATACTACGGCAGACAATGTAACGATTAGTTTCTCTGACTTGTTGGCAGGGCATAACTGGACTGCGGGAACATCTGGAACTCTTGATGTTTCTAGGGTTTGGGCGAATGGCGCAGATCAGATCATGGGTTTGGGCGCACACAATAACTTCTTGGTTATCTTTGGTAAGCGTCAGATATTGGTCTATCAAGGGGCAACAACTCCTTCCACAATGTCATTGGCTGACACCATAGGCAACATTGGTTGCTTGTCAAGGGATTCCATAGTTTCTACTGGTTCAGACATTGTTTTCTTGTCTAACTCTGGTGTGCGTAGTTTGCTTCGTACTATCCAAGAGAAATCTGCCCCATTGCGTGATTTGTCTAAGAATGTCCGTAATGACTTGATGACCTATGTGGCAACTGAGACATTAGCCAACATCAAAGCAGTCTATTCAGAAGTCAATGCTTTCTACCTTTTAACCCTTCCTATTGCCAAACAAGTCTATGTATTCGATACCAAGGCTCAGTTACAGGATGGCTCTGCTAGGGTAACAACTTGGGACTCTATTGAGCCAACGGCTCTTTTGTCTCGCAGAAATGGTGATCTACTGATTGGCAAGAACGGGTATGTTGGCAAGTATGAGACATATCTTGACCATGCCTCTACCTATCGCTTGCAGTATTACACCAACTATGCTGACCTTGGCGATCAGAATGTCACCTCAATTCTGAAGAAAATATCGGTGGTGGTTATTGGTGGAACTAACCAACAGTTAATCATTAAATGGTCGTTTGACTTTTCTGGTCAATATTACTCAACTCAAGCGCAAATTCCTATTTCAACAATTGCTGAGTATGGCGTTGCTGAGTATGGTGCAAATGGTGTGCCTGTGGCATATTACTCACAAGGTATTCAGATTGCCACATTGATTGGTCAGGCATCAGGCTATGGAAAAGTTGTGCAAACAGCGTATGAAGTGCAGATCAATGGCTCTGCTGTGAGTATTCAAAAGATTGAAATTCAGGCTAAAAACGGAAAACTTGGGTAAGGAATAAATATGGCAAATTACACAAAAACCACCAACTTTGCGGCTAAAGATGCACTTGCGTCAGGCAATGCCTCCAAGGTTGTCAAAGGTACTGAGATTGACACAGAGTTTAC